TAAGCTAGATGTTCGGCCTTCCACTCTTTGTCACAATCATCAAACAGATGATAAAGTAAGACGGATAACAGGATACCGATGATGGTATAAAATACTGCAAGAATCACGATATTCATCGTTCCACCCAAAACTTCGCCTAACTCTATCATTATCTATTCTGGGGCATAAAAGTCTCGCCGTATATCTGCGGACGATAATTGGTAGCCAAAATAGCCCTGTTTCCGTCGCGGGTTTTTACTGGTTTCACCCAAGAAATCAGAAGATTCTTTTGTTCGACAACCCATACCCAGTACCCTGCTTTCGAAAACTCCGTAACTAAATGATCAAGCGCCTCTTTCAAAGAAAATAGCGGGTAGCCGAATACATAGGTAGGTACAGGATAAATGATGTAGGGCGCATTGGAATTGTGTACAGCTTGACGCCTAATTTGTGCCTGGATTTGGGCAATGATGGGAGTCATGGCAGCCATACGGTTAGCTCTTCGTTCTTCTTGTTCGTCCCATACGTCACGCGCACGCAACATCTCTGCTTACTCTTACTATAAGAATGTCTCTGCCATTCCGCACTCTGGGACTAGGTGGTGGAGGTATGAAAGGCATAATGTATGTGGGAGCTCTTCGTGAACTTTCGCGGCATCAAGATCTAGTGTTTCCTGACGGCGTGTATGGTGTTTCAGTCGGAGCAATTGTAGGAACGTATATAGCGTTTGGTTTGCCGTTGGATCTGGGAATTGAGGAAGCCTTCAAGATCTCATCATTTATCCCGGAACCCGATTACTCCCAGTTACCTGAAATGATTTCGATGAAAGGAGTGTTTCCCATGGACGTTCTTGAAACCTCGCTCGTAAACATGTTTTTGACCAAAGGTGTAGATCTGCGAACGAAAGTGATTGGAGATGCGAAAATGCCGCTGTACATCCTGGCTTCGAATTTAACCAAAGGAAAACCCACAATTTTTTCTAAAAACGTTCCGATTCTCGAAGCTCTGAAATGCTCATGCTGTATTCCTGGCATTTTCAGACCCCAAGTTCTTTATAATCAAGTATATGTCGACGGAGACCTGTTTGTGCCCTCGGTTGACAAATGTATTCCCGATACGTCGAAAGCGTTGTGTTTATCACTGAAATATCGGAAATCCGATTTGAAGTTCACGCCCAGTACAATTGAAACTATGTCGCCAATATCGTATGTGCACGATATGTACACTATGGTCACATACAACTTTTTCAAACAAGTACAGACAACGTGCACGCTACAGCTCCATTATCCTAACCTGCATAGCACATCGGATTTAAAAGAGTTTAATGTTCCGGATATACTGAAAAAGGCCAGTACGGACCTATCCCGATTTCTCGGGACCTAGAGCAGCTACGAGGAACGCACGAAAGTTTGCAACTGTGGCCGGGCCTGACATTTCGTACATTTTGTCAGCAGTTTCGATTTTGAATGTGGGGTACGCCTTAATCTTATACAGCGCCGCCTTACCTTTGTCGGCATAAGCATTCACATCTTCAAACACTACGCGATGTCCACCGTACGTGTAATTCTTGGTAGAAATCAGTTGCTTTAGAGATTTGACTTCGGGTTCAGCATCTTTGCAGTGAGGGCACCATGACGCAAAGAAAAACAGGAACTTCACCACTCCAGGTTCAATCGCTGTATCTTTCGTGGGTCGGTCTTGGGCGATTGGTCGCTGCTGAATGATTTTAGCTCCGGGCCAAATTCCGGTAATTAAATAGGTTCCTAAAATCACGGTTAGTACTACGAGCGTTGACACAATCAACGCTGTGAGTGCACTATTCATCTTGTCTAAATGATGGGCATAAAAGTTTGGACTCCTTCCTCAATGTCTCAAAGTACTTGCGATACGCTTCTTCTGATGTAGCACCTGACAGAATTTGCATCCATGCTACTTGATAGGTTTGGCGTTCTGGTTCGTACGGTTTGGGGATGATGGAGTACCACTTTCCATTATGGCGGACGGCTGGTGGCATGTTATACCTCCGCAGAAACAAAGAAGCCAAGTTTTCCGTTTTGCGCCCTTTTGAGCCCATTGCTCGAATGTATACACATTGCTCATGGACATATTGCATCTGGAACAAATAGGGTACAAATTCGACAAAACGGTCGGTCCGCCTTTTGATTCAGGAATATCGTGCCCACACTGGAAATCGAAGACCGTAATGCGGTTCTGACACCACGGCGTAAAACATTTCGCATCAAAGGCTCTTCCGAATTTGGACAACCAAACTTGTTCTCTCAAAGCTTTTGGAATTTGGGCTTTACGATGATGCATTATGTAATTAGACTACTTGATTGAAAACGGAAAACGTTTCTTCAGTTAAAAATGTCAGTAACAAGATGCCCAAGAATATCCATAACGTTGTGACCGATGTCCAAGAGAAGGTAACTGCCGATCACTTTCCAGTGGTTGGTAATCTTCCTGATGGAGTTTACGGATGGACAGTTGTAGAATTTACGGCCGGCGACTCTCTTCTCCAATTTGAAGTTCATCTTGAACATCAGGTATCAGGTATCCTCGTTCAGCGAGGTTTCACGAACGCCCAGCGCGATACGATTATGGAGATCTTTACTCATATGATGTTCGATTAACGAATTAAAAAAGAAATCAATTTGGTCAGACATGACCTTTTTAGAGTACGAAGATGCCGAAAGTTCATCACCCTTACAATGCGCTCGATACGCTGAAGTACAAGGTACAAGAGCAGCTCGGACAACATGGAATCAGTATGGACTGGGATCAGTCCGCGCACTGTAACCAGACATTCATCCTGATGGTTCGGATGGGAAGCACCGAGATTGAGTTCAATGTGCGGTTCTACCCCGAGTCGTATGAGATGACGTCGAGATTTCCAGATACTACGTCTGGTGACTCTGCTGATAGATTTATACGGGTGTTTCGCGAGAAGCTGGATGCCTGCGTCTACTACTAAAACTAAAACCCGACCCGAGATGGGTCATTTTTTAATGACCAATTTCGTGTTTTATTTACGGTGTTGTGTGTCATATAGTTTAGGCGTTTAAGGGAAGCCTACGAGGTGGGCGCCAATACCGAAGCCTGCACCCGTGCGCGCCGACGAGCCTACGCTGGGGGCATAGATATCGAGGATGGCAAACGTGGCAAGGGCAACGAGGGCAATCATGCCGATCTCGGACAGCTTGAGACCCTTACCAGGCAGCAGGTACGCCGCAATCGCGACGGCCAGACCCTCAAAGGCGTACTTCACGGCGCGGGTCGTTAAGTCAGCAAAGTCAACTCCAGCAGGGGCGGCAACAGACTTCTGCTCGGGCATTTTTATAGAAAAGGACAGAGAAATTATTGGGAACGAAGGACAATGCGAAGGATTAAAGTCCAAGTCATCGTTGATCCGGATGTTCAGAAACAATACAGTATTCCTCCAGGGCAAGTTGAGTTCTATGTTGTCACATATCTGAATGATCCAGACGGATGGTCCAAGAAAGGATACTTTTTCGAACCGGTGTCCATAAATCCGGATGTAAAAATCCACTTGTCGTCGCAGCACACCATTGATAGAGAGTGTGGATTGGAAGGCAAATTATCATGTGCCGAAATGGGTGGGAAAAAGATATGGCTAAACGCTTACCGATGGTACCATGGCGCAGCAAAGAGCAAGTTGGTGTTAGACGATTATCGTCAATATATGGTCTCGCATGAGATGGGACATATATTGGGATATGATCATACTGAATGTATTTGTCCAGGATGCCCTGCACCCATTATGATGCAGCAGACGAAAGGAATTGGTCAATGTACTCCAAACACGAAAGTTTAGAGCAGTATCATGTTTGAGAGTTCCTTGAGGTATCGCTTGCTGCACGTCTCTACAAGCAAGCCGTTCGCATAAATTCCGTGGTTCATGTAATAGTTATCATTCTCGAGCGCCAAATGATAAATCTTGAACGGACCCATTTTCTTGTAAACATCGGCCCGATCATCGCGGCACGCAGGTAAACGGTACTTACGATCTGTGACATAAATATCGCCCAAAAGTTCCTGCACGGCCTGTTTCTGCTTGTCGTCCTGGAATTCGTCAACAAGAATCGAATGGCACCCAGTAATAACTAGATCTTCAGTGAGCTCCGGGTACTTTGCGGGCGAACATACGTACAGCTGATCCTTAATACGATCGTGTAATCCCAGATGACGCATCCATGAATATCCGATCATGTCTACAGAAACATATCCATCATTCACAGTCTTCACAAGATCACCCTTCTTTAAGTTCTGGATGGGAACATAGACCTCTTTTCCATCAACGTTACATAGAATCTTCGTATCCTCTTTGAAACATGTCACTCCGCCACCACCGCCTCCGCCTCCACCACCACCACCGCCACCTGATGGATTCGTAGTGAAAATTGTACCGGCTCCTGGGGGGCCACCACCTCCGGACGCCGAATTCAAACCTCCACCATATGTGATTCCGTAAATATATCCTCCATAAAGACCTATTCCAAAAGGATACTCGCCATCCGGTACTGCTCCGAATGTATACTGTACTGTGAAGTTACTACCGTCTGTATTAATTGAAAACACATTTCCATAATTGTATGGCGGACTACCCTGAACGCATGTACCGTACAGTACGCCGCTATTATATACTAGCTTTGAAGCTACCGTACTCCCGTCTGTGCCACTGAACGTATGTAAAGACGAGTATGCCGACGTATTTAAGTCGTATGAAAATAAAGTTGATATTTGGTTATTATCAGTTGAACACCCATATAACTTCGTATAGCTGGGATCAAATTCTAGAATAGCATACGGAAACCCAGTATTTATCGTTGAAAACGTGTGTAGACTTGTCAACGTACTTGTTCCTAAATTATAAGAATAAATAGTTGTGTATTGACCACTTGAGTCATATTGACACTGTCCGTACAAGACATTATTGTACCCAATTAAAGAACCAAACGGTAGATGATCTGAAATTGAGGTGAAATTGTACACTGTGGTAAAGTTTGTACCATCTGTATGAATTGAATAAATGAGTCCTAACCCATATATCCCGCCGTTTGATGATGCACCGTACAAAATACCATTGAGTGAACACAACCTTCCGACTAAATAATTAGAGGATGAATACAGAATACGATATCCAGTACCATCAGTGTTTACTGAATAAATTGAATACACGCCACTCCCATTGAAAGGCGCACATATACCATATAATACGGATCCAACTAAAATAGGCCCCTCGACCGCACCTTGAGTTACAGAACCATCCTGTACCGTTCCTGAAGGACCGGTAACCGCTGTAGCTCCAAAATCATGGAGTTTCGTGTACACTGCCGGAACCTGGCTAATATCGGCAGAGAAAAGTACACCACCAGTGTATCCGCCGCCATATGTCGCTAGACCGTACAGTTTTGACCCACTAATCAGTATATTTCCCTCCGGATGCTGACCCTGTGATGCAGTAGCACTGAAATTATACACTACCGATTCGGTTCCCATTTAATATTTCCTCCAGACTTTTACTTGGATTTTGCGCGTTACAATGTATGACTTTCACGTAGGACGGCATTAATAAACAAATGCCTCGCGAGACTCTCCCCAAGAAGGAAACTGACGGAACTACGATTGATTACCTCGAGGAGGACCCCGAGATCCCCACCCAGCGCTACTGCATCATCTCCTTCATTTCGCCCGAGAAGGTCATTAAGCAGAAGGACGAATTCTACAATGAGAAGTTCGTCGAGTGGATGGCCTACGATTGGAAGGTGAAGGGGCTCGAGCATCTGATGGCCTACATTTCCAAGAAGTATTCCCTCAAGGTTGATGACCTCTTCAAGGATATGGAGGAGTTCAAGAAGGTGCATGAGACCGAGGTGAAGAAGACGGATGTTCATGAGCAGTACCAGATTTTTCTCCTGAAGAACGAGAAGGAGCTGGAGGCCCAGTTTACCGAGAAGGTCGAGTTCCAGACCAATGTTCGTGGCGTGAAGGTCCGTCGTATTTTTGCAAATCTCGAGGAGTGCCAGACGTACGCCAAGGTTCTCCAGCGCCGCTACCCCAATGATAACTTGTACATCGGCAAGGTCGGAGCTTGGCTACCTTGGGATCCGTCCGAGAACATGATGCCCGAGGTCGAGTACGCCGAGAAGGAGCTGAATGAGATGATGCGCCGCTATAAGGAGAACGAGGTGAACCGCGAGATTTTCTTCGAGGAAGAAAAGGCCCAGCGCATCGAGCAGCAGAAGAAGGAGAACGAGGCGCGTCGTAAGAAGAATCTGGAGGATGCCAAGACTGATGCGGGTCTTGCCGATACAGCCGATATTGGTCAGGCAATTGAGAACAACGTTCACCCCACAGAAGGTGGAGCGCCCCGCGATCTTTGAGTCGTATAATACAATAGAATGGGTGGATGCCCGTACGCTTTCATTTTTGGGAAACCACGGCAGGGAGCACACAGTACTCGCTTTTTGGGGTATGCGGTCGTTGACAGTGTCGCAACAGTTTTGTTAGCAATACTGTTAGCTTACATATTTAATACCGAATTCTGGTTAACGTTATTTGCCACCTTTGTGGCGGGCGAGATCCTCCATTACATCATGGGCGCTCAAACCCAATTTCTAACGACGCTTGGTCTGACGGCGGCGACTTGTTGAACGCTTTCCTCCGCGACTGAATATACCCTTTGCCTTGGACAACAGATTTGACGCGGCTGCTTTTGCAGATGCGAGTCCCGGGCGCGGCACAGGAGGGGCGGGGGGTGCAGCGAGATCAGGTTCGGCAGGAGCTGGTATCTTTATCGTTGCATATTTACGTATGAGTTCTTTGATAAATTCTGCGTCAGGCCTGAAGTTGTCTGATACAATCCCAAATTTCACGTTTCCAGTTCGTTGCTCCATAAAGAGCATCATACGACTAATACTTTGGTCGGTACCCTCGATGGACAATACTGACAAGACTTTATCAGAAAATCCGCGCAGCGGATTCAGTTCTATAACTGGTCCGTTAGGACGAACCTCTGGACCTATCTGCTTAGGGAGAAGTACGTATTTGTGATACGTACGAAGAAGTTCAATTATACGCCTATCAATACCATATGTCGCCATTATTTTTACGCAGGATTAATGTTTATCCTTGCCCTGCTGATTGACACGGACCCAGGGATTCGAACTCTTCTTGCGCATAGAGTCAGGAGAGTACTCGTCCTGCGATAACATTGCGCTACTAAACGGTTTGTTGTCTGCCCACAGCGAATTATCACATAAATGAAACTGTGGATGATCCGAAGCTTTATACCAAAACACCTGATCTTCTAGTTTGTTTGACTGAACACCGTTACAGATCACCAAGCACTCGAAATTTTCAGTGCACTGGTCCATGAACTGACAAAACATCTCAAATGTGGGAAACATACCGGCATAATTGTCGTATATACGACGGCGATTATTCACGATACTCTCGCGCAGAATAAACACGAAGTCTACGTTCGTACGTAAGTTCGGTGTAATACCCAAAGGGTACTGCATCGTAATAATCGTCATCACATCAATGTGTCGACCGTTCATGAAAATGTAGCGCGTAGACTCTTCCTTAATCCACGAAGCATCGTACAGACAGTCATCGAGAATCAGGAACGCACGAGGATCCGTTCCGGAATTTCCGCCTGCTCGTTTCTTTTCTTCGTTTCGCGCCGTCTTCACTCCCAACTGTCTCTTAATCACGTTCATGACAATCGAAGGATTGTACTTGTCGTGAATCAGTTTCGATGGAACCATGTGCTGGAAAAACTCGTTCGCGACCTCTGTGCCTGAAATGACTGTTCCAATAGGAAAACAGTTTTGGGTATTAAAAAGAATATCGCGCACCAAGAACGATTTTCCAGTATCTTTTTTGCCAATCACGACAATCATCGGAGATTTACGCGAATCTATCTCGCACCTGTCTTTCAACATATCAATATTGAACTTCTTGATTTGAAAGTTCATCTTGCTTTAGTGCGTGTACTTTTTAGTTTATGTTTGGGACGCCATAATAATATGGTCAAACGCAAACCTTCGGCTGGAAGTGAATTACGGACAAATTCTGTCGCCCTATCGCTTCAGCGATACGATACCAAATCTCTGAAGGCCCAACAATTCTGGGGCCTGAACCATCTCCAGCCATTTTTCCCTCCTATCCAAAAACTCTTTAAAACTGAAGTCCGGGATTCTCCTCAAGAGTTTGGGTTCAAGGTCAATGATGGTATTTCTTCAATTGTCGACGCCGACCATATTCGTACCGCAAAAGGAACGGTAGCTGAAGTTCACCGTAAGGTCACGATGCTCCTGTCTCCTTTCAAGTGGATGCAGGGAGATTACGGGACGGTGTTGGGACTTCCCACGACCGAAGAAGAGTCGGCCGATATTTGGCGCAAGATCCAGGACCCGAATAATGCCGCATACGTAGGATCTTTACTGTCCACAGTCCTAGGTCAGTCTGGATGTCCCCATTTTCCGAAAGTGTATGGAGTGTTTACGGGGGTAGCAGAAAAACATACAATAGATATATCCGACGACTACGAAGATTTGTCAGAGCGCTCATGGTTTTCTTCCAATATAGGAAAAACATTTGAGATCAAGTTGACGGATGGAGTACAGGAAGGGGACTTTAAACATACACGCGGAGCTCGTGCGAGTGTTTTACTGGGCGAAGATATGGTTCTAGACGGCGTGAAGGAACTGGATGCTCCCGAAGTAGAACCTACCGAACCTGCCGAGATGAACCAGATGATGCGTGATGGAGAGGACGATTCGGACGACGAATCCGATAGCTCGTCTGTATCGACATCCTACGTATTCGGACTGAAGTCTTGCGAGTGCGATTCGGGTGAGGATGACGAAGAGGGAGATGACGATGATGATGGTGAACCGTTTGCGTGGGCATCGTTTTCCAATGTTCCCGTTCAGGTCACTGTTATGGAGAAGTGTACGAATACGCTTCACGTCCTGTTTTCCCAGTACCCTGATCCTCCAAAACATTTGGCGTGGATCTCGCAGGTGATATTTGCACTTGCATTTGCCCAGCGCAATTACGGATTCACCCACAACGATCTTCACTCGAACAATGTCATGTACATTTCGACCGATCGCGAATATCTGTATTACAACTGTGCCGGAACGTTCTACAAGGTTCCTACGTACGGATACTTGATTAAGATTATTGATTTCGAGCGTGGAATTGGATCGGTTCGAGTGATGGGAATGAAGGAGCCAAAACTGTTTATGAGCGACCATTTCTCGATTGATGAAGAGGCTGGTGGGCAGTACAATTTTGAGCCGTGGTACATTTCGAAATACCCCGAAATCAAACCCAATCCTTCCTTTGACCTGGTACGTTTAGCTACATCAATGTTCTGGGATCTGTTTCCGGAAGGACCGCGGTGCCTAGAGTATCGCGACAACCAGGTATTCAAGTTCTTTACGAAATGGTTAGCCGTGGACGACGAAAACTCTGTTCTTTTTGGAAAGAAGGATGATAAGCATGACCGGTATCATGGCTTCTATCTTTACAAGGCGATCACTCGGCTCTGTAAAAATGCAGTTCCACGAACTGAAATTTTATCGTTAAAACCTTACTTTGGTATTGATTCACTGCCTGCAGGAGAAGAGTGTTGTGTCATTGAAGCCTAGAACGTCGGCTTGCCTACAAACATATCCTGAACGCTTGGGATATCCATATGAGTCACTGCATCTGTAACAACATCCGTTGTGGTCGCAAATACCACACCGGCTGAAATAATGCCCCCAAAGAGCGAGAGCTTACCCGCATCTACCCAATCAATCTTCTCGCCCTTTGACCGGCGCTCCAGAGCGTAGACGATAAAGCACACAAGGGCAACAGAAATAGCCGCAATGGGGATGATCATTTATTTTGCGCTCAATCAAAATTTCACATATTTAGAACGAGAGTTTCGCCAGCCTTTCCTTCAATCTCCTTGAGAGGATCGTCCTCCTCTTCCTTGTCATTCTCGGGGGCAGGAGCTGGTGCTGACGCTGGAGCTGGCTTGTCCATATCCTCAAACTCAATTTCCGCAACTTCGTCTCCAACCTTGAGCTCTGCGCGATCATCGTCTCCGCTCTCTGACCCCTGGTCAGATCCAGAATCAGAGTCTTCCTCGGGAGCATTGTCCTCGAACTTCACCTGGGTAGGTACAGACTTCTTAACCGGTTCCTCCGATACATGGTGAACAGGTAATGAGGCCGACTGCGATGGCTCATCGTCCTCGGCAAAATACTTCTTGGTAATTGCTTCCCACGGCAAGAACGAACGAATGACCTGCTCCATACAGTCGGTAACAATCTTCTCGACTTCCTGACGATTACGCGCCTGCTGCTCGGATGATACACCCACCGTCTTGAAATAGTAGGCCATCTGCCAGATCTTGCGCGCGGACTGCTTGTACAGCTCGTGAATGAACTTTGCAAAACTCGGCCGATCAAACTCGATCTTGAGTTCGGACTGCGATCCGCGGTAATGCAGGGACGCAAACGACTTCATGTATGCAATGAATACACCCATCAGAAGATCGTCCATGTACTTGCAGTTCGTGATCTTGAGAATACGCTCAACTTCCGTAGACAGTGTGGCATCTGACCATTCGGGGATACGCGTGAGCATGTTCTGGAACGTGCGAAGGATCTGGTCTGGCTGGCCATTACGCTTGCACAGTTCCTCTGCCGAATTGCAAATTGACCAGAACCCATCGGCTACGGGGCTGACAAGTAGACCCACGAGATGTTCGCGCAGATGTTCCTTGGCAAACTCGGTAGACATTTGTTAGTTTTATGTACTATAAAACACTCCAGGAAACGCAATTATCAAAAACGGATTTATTTTGGTGAATGATATGTATTTCAGACACAACTTAACACAGACAAACACACTCAAGATGAGCACGTTTATCAATCGCCAGAAGATCGCCACTGCGGAGGATGTCAAGGCAGCTCGCGATGAGCTGACCAAGATTCTCGCAGAGATCAAGAAGGGCGGTGACACTGTCAAGGTTGAAAATCCCGCGGCCAATGCTGGCGTGGGTAAGGCAGAGGAGCCCGTTACGCCTGCGAAGGCGAAGCGCGGCGCTGCCAAGAAGACCGACGCTCCGTCGGCGCCCGTGAAGGGCAAGAAGGCTGCCAAGGTGGCGGCCGGTGAAGAGGAGAAGCCCGCGGTCGCGAAGACTGCGGCGAAGAACACTGATGGCAAGCGCGAGTTCGCGTTTGCCGCCGGTGCGAGTCACACCAAGATCCTGAAGGATGCGATGGGTGAGGACAAGAAGGCGTTCGAGAACGCGAAGAAGCTGCTGAAGAAGTATGTGGAGGGTCTGTCAGACGAGGAGTTTGACGCGAAGACCAAGGACGAGCACGTCCAAGCTTGGCTAGGTGCCAAGAACGCAGCCAAGGTCGTCGAGCCGGTGGTGCCCGAGGTTCTCTCTTATGAGGACCTGAAGGCGCTGACCGGTGTTACGGAGACCGATACGGCTGGAGTCTACTGGCACCCCGAGACGGGTCGCCACGTGACGGGCCCGGTGGCCAGCTCCGAGGAGGGGCTGGACGAGATTAAGGGCTACCTGGTCGGCGAGACCACGCACCGCGTCTACAACGACGCGGAGGCATTCCTCGGCTTTGCCGGGGTGGGTAAGTTTGCGGACATGTAAATTCAAAAAACAGAAAAACAACAAAACCCAAAAAACATAACGGCGAAAGCCAATTTTTCATTCACTTATTCTGCCCAGAAAATGATGGTACATACCGGGAACGAACGCTGAATGAATTCATGTGCTTCCTGTGTAGGAATCAGTAGACGCGGTACATACAGCTCTTTCAAATGAGTATTGATGATCGGAGTCTTTTTCTTGTACTCTTTCCATACATGTTCAAAGCACAGTAGTTTATGATTCTTGATTCGGTGGCTGTTAATCGTATACGCGTGCAGATCTTCAATTTCGTTCGAGTAGTGGGAAAATGTGTGAATGATAGGGTACTGATGAGTAGACGGATTGTACGCCATTTCACATACCGTTCGCCAAACATTCTGCCATTCCCTCATCGTCTGTTCACTGTAGAGCGGATCTCCGAACTCTAGAGTGAAACCGAAGAATATATCAGTTTCCATTATTATATCTTTCACGTTGATTGTTTAGCCCATAACGAGGTGCCAAACAAAAAGCATCACGGGAAGTATTAGAATTGGGAAGAATCCATACGTAAATAACGTGAGAGTTCCTACAACCCAGTACCCTCCACTAAACAAAGTCTGACCGTACTTTGCTCCCTGAATGGTCATAGCAAGAACGAAGAATGTTTTGATAAACAAGAATACATCGTTAAAGAGACTTCCAACAATGTCCAAAGCTCCATCAGAAGGAGTGTGGGTCGTATCCGTAATAACTGCTGGGGCATTCAGCACGAACTTCTGTCCATCCTGGATCTTTTTTGTTCCTGGCTCGTCATTAATCGTGTAATCAACGATCAAGTACTTGACTTTCTGGGGGTTCGGGTCAGGAATACCCATATTGCTGGCACTCACCGTAACATTGATTGACCCATCGTTCAAGTATGTGCGAACAGCGCTCGTGACATCAGTGTAAGATTTATCGTAGCCATACCGGGCCTTATTGATTTGCAACCCTGAAGCAATACGGGCAGGTGGAGCGTCAATCTCTATGGAGTCTCCATCTACGGCTGTTGCCGTATTACTTGCACCTCCGTTAATCTGGTACGTTACTGTCAAAGTTTTCAACTGACCTGGGGCAGGATCATTTACGTTGAGCGCTGATGGCGTAACCACAAAATTCATCTTCCCATTTTTGAGATGGGCAGAAACGGGTTTTGTTACATCGATCGTTTTTGTACCTACTCCGTACGTTGCCGACTGAATTTTGACTCCGGTCGCCATTCCTATTATACTTTACGAGCTGAAAACAACGTTGGCGATTCCACCCATCACACGGAGATAATTGTACGATTCGACGTATGCAGTCACATTGAAACTGTACTGCAAGGTTTTGACTGCGTTAGCAACCTGCGTACTTGGAATGATTGAGATCACGTCCTGTGACGAATACAGAGGTTTTCCGTCGGGCCCCAGGGCCGCTGGGTTAACTACAGTTGGATTCGGGAGATTGACAGTTGATTTCAGTACACAAATAGGTCCTGGCGGTGGATTAGCTGGATCGTTCGCATCAACTAACGGAGGCTGGACGTACGTGTTCCGAAGAATGGTTTTATTGAACATTGATCCGTTAATGTGTCCGCTGGGCTGGGTCTTCTGATGATCAAGGGCAAACGAATAAGTGTATATTCCTGGCATATCGGTTGTCGTACGTCCCGACTGGTGACGATAATTTTCGAGCTGTGAAAAGAACGTCGTCTGTTTGTATGAGAAGCGTTCGCGTCCATCTAGAATAATACTTGATTCTAGAAGAATGTCCCGTTGTGATACTGATGTACTTAACGAATTTCCAGTCGAGTAGAACGGAGTAACGTTCGCGGTTCCTACTGAATCGATTGGGGGCTTGTGAGGATGTTCCCAGTTTGTGTAATTATCGACATCGTTCTGCAGAAAACGATCAGAACGCTGTGCTACCCACACAACTTGTGTGCATAAGTTTCGCATGAGTAACGACAAGTCATTACTAGGACCGTACTGTCCGTTGGCTTTTACCACATCAACTTGCCGAATGAGGAAGGAATGTTCTGATCTAGCAATGTGGGTAAGTTCGGCATCGTTCAGGAAAATATAGTTGGCTTCGATGTATGGGTTCAAATTCCAGTACATAAGTCCGGGATTCGAAGGTTGAGGGGTTGGAGAATACGTGGGCGGTGACAAAAAGTTATTCATCGTCATCTGGGGACTACTGCTATCCGGTGCAACCCGTAACCCGAATTTTGGGTTCGGTTGACCATTAATTGTTTCGCGAATATCCAGAATCGTGAACAGATCGTACATATTGGTCATCTCTACAACAATTTCAACTAACGAGTTCTGCAGAGCTCCTAACGGAAGAGCAGTACCCACATTCTCGCAAAACCAGAAATGAAGAGGAATCGTTAGGACGCGACCGTATATAGACGGTTCAGCTTGATCCGATATGGTGGAAATTGCATGAGGGTACTGATTCAAACGCCCACCCGCATTTGCTGGATCGTAAATTTCCGGAACATTTCCTACCATCTGGTCTGTCATGAGCTTCTTATTGGCTTCATAGTTCAAGTTAGCATGCAGCTTCATCCATTCCCCAGTGTGGCGCACTATCTCCTGACCGTTGATTAATATCGACGCGTAATTGATCATATTGTATCCGATATTCTTGATCCATTGGAACTCATATCCTATTGCGGTAGAGCTCGCATTCACATTCGGGTTGACTCCTGGAGTTATTTGGACAACTGGTGAATAAATGTTTGGCAGGGTTACTACCACGTAACAATCATTCACCAACTGTGCCAATTGCTCAACGTTCGCACGAAGAGTCAGAGAGCCACTTGCCGGTAATCTTAAGTTTGTAGTCTTGAATACCAACTCAAACTGCTCCATCGCAAATTCAGTGTGGCGCTTGTACACCGACCTAAAATGTGTGAATGAGGGATTCCCACATAATAGTTGATCTTGTGCGCCTTTATTGACGAGCTGAATTAAACCTCCAGACATCCTTACTTTATTTACTGAATAGTTTTATGTGTATATACTGCGCACTTCTTGCATCCTGTGCGATCTACATTCAGAGTTGTAACCGTGCAATTACATAACCGGGTGAGTTTTAGAGACTTGGCATTCGTGTTATTTGTGTGGGTTGTTGATACAATGTAGTCTGCAACCTGCGAAGCTTTGTAATCTAACCACTGTCCGTTCGTGCGTTGAATACGGCTCTCTCCCGTCCGACGGGGAATTAGCATTGGCACCGAATGAGGTAACTGGCGAACAGTCGCGACGTTCGTATCCTTATTTGCTGCAATAACGGTAGCATACGTCTTGGCTCCATTTAGACGCTTTAAGCGCGTCCAGTCGGCGGCAGATAATCCGCGCGTTCCTGCCTGGTTATTTGATGAAGTTTTAGGATGGGCGACGGTCGCCATTTATACAACATGCGGGAAAAAGCTTATAGCGTTAGGACCATTACGTGACCCTATTTGGAATAAACGCTGGTTGTCCTGGAACGCAGAGTAATCAAATATCTCGTTCGTTTGAGGATCCAGGATCATCACAAGTCCCTTCACTCGAATGATTTGAAGCTTGCGTTTCTTGCGTAGGAGGTTACGCTGATACAACGTATCCTTTTCGTCACTTAAATATGATGGACGATACGCCAAATCTTCAGCTGTTACCGACGTGTCAAAACGCATACACTGAATCACCGGCTGCTCTTTCGAATGTAATTTACGATGAATTTCGCAATCGACTGCCGCCTGTTTCAGGATCGTGGAAATGCTTTTGATGATCCGACCTTTACGGAAAGCGACTTCGTACAAGAACTCATCGGACGTCATGAACGCATCACGAGGCTCGTCACCTTCATACCGCTTCAAATCAGTATCGTTACGTCGAATGAGTGTAATGTTAGGCCCTTCCTGATCTTTCAGCTGCTTCTCGGAGAACACGGACATGTAAAGTTTTACAGTTACGGTTCGCTGATCTTCGGGCAACGATTTATGAGAATTGACACGAATAGCACGCCCAATCACTTGTTCGATGCGCGCAGGGTTCCAGTAAGGTTCCATGATGTAGACGTTCCGCACATTCTTTAATGTAATACCTTCAGCCGCCGATTTCGTGCCCATGAAAATACAGAGTCGACGCTCTTTAATTGAATCTTTCAATGCGGCCGGAAATGTGTCGGAATACTCGCCATTGAAAATCTGGCGCGCAAGTTCACGCTCTTCTTCTCCTTCGTCTCCAGTATACGTAGCGTACGCCGGCACGCCCTTTTCCATATCCCCTTCACGCCACTGCCCTCCTTCCTTTACCAACTTATACTTTTGAAACCCATTGTGGTTCAGTATAATTCCAAATAATCCCAGACCTTCAAGAGATTTATATTCGGAGTACACGAACTGATTATTCAGTTCTCCAATCTTTCCAACAGTTGATTTCAGATCCTTGAGCATTTGGGCCATTTTAGGTGAGAAAAGCATCAGCTGTTTAGGAGTTAAGAATCGTTGGGGATCTGCGTCGATCTTCTTGAGGATTTCCAATTTGTCTTCAGGAACAGGTTTGCCAGATAACGACATCTCGGTTTCTCCGTCCTCCGTATATTTGTACTTGAATTCGGGAGGTACTGCAAAATTACATACGAGACGCGAGGTCATGCGGAACGAACCTAGTTCATCGTTCAATGACGGTGTACGGCTTTTTCGCGCTTCACGATCAATTTCGATTTTACGGGCTTCGAGGTACCGCAAATACTGTTCATCAGACATATCGATTTTGGTTAAGGTCTTATCTTCCTCTAACCTCTTGGGAAGTACTTTCTCGTCGGCTCCGCGGTAGTACGACACCAAACCCTGAATACGCCGTCCAAATAGAAGAGCGTTCTTGATATTCAAGCCGTCCACGAACGTATTGATAAATCCTTGGGGTCCATCGAAATCTGTAGGCAAACACTCCAGCTTTTCAACACTCATTTTGTCTTCGCCCATCAACTCTACGCCCGCAAACTTATTTTCAAACTCTGTCTTCCATTCTCCCACCCATTTCTTAATATCCGGTTCCTGCTTGAATTCCTTATTGTACTTTACGGCAATTCGGTCACCTTTATCGTTGTATACACTCTCGAAATAAGGGGGGTTTCGAGTAAGTTTGAGTTCATGTTTTACGGAATTGTACTCTACGGTATCCACATCCTTCTGTTGACGGAAAAAAGCCGTCATTAGAGCTTCGTCCCACGCCATTGCTGCCTTGGTCGGAACCACAACTCGCTCAATAGGTCCGCGAAGAAGGTTCATTAAGAAAGCAATTTCTTGGGGGCGGTTGATAGTGGGAGTACCGGACAGAGCTACAACCTTACAGTTTTGGGCATTGTAGATCATATCGTACAATTTCCGCTTGATTTCACGATCGTTGACAACTGAACCAATTAAGTTGTGTGCTTCTTCTAGAATAACGACCGAGTCGTCAAACATATGTTCGGACGGAAGAATACGCTCGACGTTTTTCTCGGAAATACCGTTGTAGTTGATGAACGTGAATCGCGAATCAATTAGATCATTGATTTGGTCAGAAATACCCTTTTGTTGATCACGAGACAGGGTTGAAAAGTTGGGAGCGGCTCCCTGGACGGTCATAAAGTATCGACCATTCTTATCCAAGTAATCATCGGTGATTCCCAGTACTTTCGCCGTTTCCCGATCTTCCTGGGTCCGCACCTTCTTCTCTTCCCAATGCTGATCTTTGACATACACCGGGTCTCCACAGGTACGTATCTCACCCAAAAAGTTATCGCGAAGTGAGGCTGGAAGAAGAACAAAGACTTTCTTTGTCGACATCAACGATTCAGCAACAGCGATGGCCGAACACGTCTTTCCCGAGCCGAGGCCGTGGTACAAAAGTAGACCTCGGTAAGGTGTTTCGATCATAAGGTAGTCGCGCACGAGTTTTTGGTAAGGAAACAGTTCGCGAGGTTTCCCGTCCGTGCCTTCTGTATCCTTTTGACGGTACTTCAAAAAGATTCGGGTTATGGAATCCACGAATGCCTTTCGGTTGGGCAAAACGTAGGACATTCTCACTTAATTTTACAACCGAAATGATAATGGAAGAGGTTGTCCGCAAGAATCCAAAATTATGGACAGTCGCAATATACCTTTTTTACGTTGCCGGGTTTCTCTATGTAAAGCCAGCTGTGGCTTTTGATAGACAAGGAAATATCCGTCCCTTTGGAGTTGGAAAAAAGGAGTCTACAGTGTTCCCAGTTTGGATATGGATTCTGGGTCTGGCGATCGCTGCTTATCTTTCAGTAGTTTGGATTCTGGACTTTGACTTTTAAGCTGTGGCCGGTGGCGGGGCAGTATTTTTAGCATCCTTGTGCTGCTTTTCATTCAGTTTGTTGAGTAGTTTCGTCTTGAATGCCGTCATTTCATCGGCTGAAGCGACACAGGCTTTTACCGACACATCATGGAATGCCCACACGATCATTGGCCATAAAAAGATCAGGATAATGTGTCCCAGCGCTACCCGAGTTAACCATGGTTCTTCCACTGCAAATCCCTGGTAAAAATCAACGAACGGCTGGCGTACAAATTCAAAATACCCTGCTAAAAAGTACGCTAGCGACGGCACAGCTGCCGCAATTGCTCCGTCTTTAAAGGATACTGTAATATCAGCCTTTGAACAAGTAGCATACGTACTTGCAATCAGAATTCCGGCAGTTCCCAATGTGAACCCACCAAATACTCCTGCAGCTGAAAGAGCGACGTTCATTGTTATTAGTATTACATACTTTGATGTGTGGCAATCAGACGTTCAACTTGACCCATTAGAGCTACGCGTTCGGTGTAGTGTGGTCGGATCACAGACTTGCACTCGTTCAGCGATTTCCAATCGACTTCTGATATTTCTTTGCTCTGCATGAATGTGAGTTTCTGTTTCAGGTTCACAATCTTGGAATCTTTCAGCAGTGCCACGAAATAGATGTGGCGGTACATGATGTTATTGGTACCTTTAAAGGTTTCTGTGAACTTTATGGTTTCGTACAGTGTATACGCTTCGGGAGGAATATTGGTTTCTTCGAAGAATTCTCGTTCAGCACATTTGGAATCAGTTTCCCCCCTAGCCCTCCTACCTTTGGGAAATCCCCATTCTGGTTCAGAGTACTTTGATCGGTTGCGTGTCGTAATATCGACCCTGTCTAGCTGGTAATACTTCGATTTTGAAATTTCGTACTCGGCCGAATGCGTGTCTCGTCCCTGTCCCCACAGTTTGGTCCATAAGGTATCAAACTCTTCGGATACAATAAGTTTCTGTTCCGGCAAGGTCATATTTCCAATTAAGCGTTCAAGGTACTCTGTATCTCCCAAATCGTACTTTCCTCGAATAAATTCCATATATGCCATCGAATCCTTACGCTTGACCATCAGAACGCCTACCGTCCGAGGATCCGCTGGTAATTTCAGGGGATCGTAGGCTCCTCGCAGCAAGAGGATCCCGCACGATATAATTGGGTCTTTACATGTTCGGAACACGTGACCTTTTTCACCACAATTGTTGCAGTACATTTCCTTCACCGACATTTCACTGTCATATCGTCCGTTTTTACTTCCGGCTTTCTAACAAATGGGTGGAAGCTCAAGTAAACCAGCAGCCCCAGTTGGTCCTGTACTTCCTCAAGTCCTACAACCCGACATCGCCAAAGCGACATTTTCGGGGGACTATATTGCTAACCTAGCAAAACAGAACCAGGAAATTCAGGCGGCTTCGGCGAAAGCGGCAGCGGACGCCCAGGCTGCAACGGCGGCTGCTCTGGCTACCGCTACTCGGTGGAAGTGGGGATTTGGAATTTTAGGTATCCTAGTTCTGCTAATATTCGTTATCTTTTCGATTATTGCCATTCATGACGTCATTGCTCGTAACACAGGTGGACTAACATGGCTATTTCCCAATATTGGCCACTTCACCAACTTTACTGAAGGTTTGGAAAACCAGCAGTGTTACGGAGATCCAGTAGATTTAGCATCTAAAAAATTTGTAAATGTGGGTTTACTGCAAAATCAAATAACGAGTGTTATGGGTCCAGCAAACGAAGGTAAGTGTCCTAATCCAAATGATCTGTCTTGTTTCGCCAAAAAGTTGAATGTCCGCCAGACATTAGCAGAAGCCCAAGCGGATTGTAAAAGTAGTGGTACATGTACCGGTATTATACACTGGAATGGAACACCTCTTATGCCGAATGCAGACGTCACAGCTTTCAAAGATTTCCTCGGATATTTTACTTATAATGGAAATGCACAGATAGTTCCAACACCTAATAATTTATTTGATGGCCAAATTACTCCAGGTGCTTTAACTTTTACTCCCGTTAAGGACTGTCCACCACCCCCACCTTCGGCTCCCGCGGCTTCACAGGGATCGTCTGGGGTACCTTTGGCCGGAGGATCGGCTATTGATATAACGTCGGGGTCAGCGCCATTCTCTTCAACCCAATCTTCTTCTACTGTTCGTTCCGTTCCAGGCCCACAGGGACCACAGGGTCCTCAAGGACCTCAAGGTCCAACCGGTCCAGCTGGATCAGGAACCGGAGGAAGTGTTCCTGGATCAACGGGTCCAGCACCTCCACCGCCGCTACTTTACCAGTGGTATTACGGAACTGGAAATATGCCCGACGCTGTAGACGCCCAGAAAGGAACTAATGTTACGGCCGCTGGTGCTCCTTTGTCGGCTGGGAACCAAGGAGCTTATGGTATGCAGTGGTGGATGTACATTAAGGACTGGAATTACGGATATGGTCACGAAAAACCCGTCCTCATCCGTCCAGATGCGACCAATGCGTCTGTCATGAACCCCAAGGTAACTCTTCATCCGACCGACAATGTCCTGCGGTTCACCGTATCTGTCTTCCCTTCCGGAGAAGGAAGTGGAGGTGTATCAGAGCCAGTCGCCGCCAATGCTCCCGAAACAGCCGAAGATGCGTTCACGTGCGAAGTCCCCAACATTCCGCTCCAGTCGTGGTTCTCTGTTTCGTTAACTGTGTTCGAGCGTAACTTGGACGTTTATATCAACGGTATGCTTGTTAAATCCTGCTTCCTTTCGGGCGTTCCCAAGCCGGCAGTCGGGGATATCCAGATCACTCCAAATGGAGGATTCTCGGGCCAGGTGTGTGGTCTCCAAACATCTTCTAAAGTAATCAACCCTTCCGATGCCATAGCGTTCTACGCCGCCAGCAACTCGTGCGTAACTACCAATCCTGGTGCACCCAATTCTGGAGCATTGGTAGATACAACCGGATACTCTGTCAAGTTCGGACTCTTTGATACCGTAGGCCGAGAGATCCGGCAATATACATTCTAAAACTAATAACAATGAGTTACACTATTATTGCACTTGTAGTTGTGGCAACACTTGCCACGATTTATCTAGTTTATGTAGCTGTTACGGCCCCCATCGCTGCATCCGGTATTATTCCTATTGTTGGCCCGATTGCTGACGGACGCAAACAGTTTGATAGCCCTGTTCAAATCCCCAAATCGTTCAATCAAACCCAGGGCCTAACCTTCTCATACGCTTGCTGGGTCAAGATCAACGATTTCTCGTACCGCTACGGCGCCCCGAAAGTGATTTTTACCAAGGGACCGATTGATTTATCGGTGATGTGTCCCGCCCTGTTCTTGGATGCTTCCTCCAATTCACTCATCGTAAAGATCGATACGTTCGGAGGAACTGAAACGATTCCCATCGGCAACATTCCTGCGCAGAAATGGGTACATGTAGCTATCGCTGTATCCCAGGAAGCCGTGGATATTTATGTTGACGGAAATCTGTACATCCACCACTCTCTGAACCAAATCCCCAAACAGAATTCAGAGACCGTTCACACAACAATTGCCGGCGGTTTCGACGGATCAATTGCTGGATTAACACACTACAATTACTTACTCACTCCTGAATCCATTGCCCCCATCATGGCTTCAGCTCCTGTAACTGCCCAGGACACGACCGTTGTACCGCCGTATCACGACCAATCGTTCTGGCTCAACCACTTATCTGGTGGACATTAAATCAAGTCATTGCCTGTAAACTTGCCTGGGCAGCTTCAGCTTGAGCTGTTTGATCTTTCGCCTGTTTCTTCATCTGTTCTACTTCCTGTTGCAACTCTGTCAATTTCGACGCCAGAGCTGCTACATCACCCTGATCATTCAACAGAGGTTTGCAGTATTCCGGAATCTTACCCTGATCGCTCGCAGCCTTAAACATTGCTTTCTTTAGAGGATCCGATCCATCTCGGGCCTCTTTCAGTATTAAACACCCATTCTTCTGATCTGCCGTCAGTTCAGACGGTTTGGTGTCTGCAGTCGTTGCTCCTGCCGGCGTTGGCCCTTTCTTGGTATCCATTGGTCCAGAAGTAGCGTCCAAATGCTCAAGAATCAGCGTCTGCCGATTTGCTAGAACATAACAAACTGCAAATATTAGAATACCCACAAGTATCCAGTAAACCTGCCTCATTATCATTTAATGGACTTTAGTTTTTAGGTCAGCGACGGTAGACTCAAGGGATTCAACCCTTTTCTTGAGCGACATGACGTCTTTAGCTTCTGGTGTAGGTTCTGGGACTGAAGATAGTTCTGGAACGTCCCAGTTTTTAGATGCATCTTTGTTGACAGTGAGATGTTCCTTCTGTACGAAAAACACATACATCCCCAGCAAGAAAACAACTCCTAACAGAATCAGCTGGTTCGTCTTTAACATTTGTCTTCATAGATACAAATGAGTTCACAGGGACCGGCAGGACAAACTGGGTACAATTATGGCCCTACTCGCGATGCCCAGGATTGGACTCGCAAGCTAAAAGAGAAGCGTGCGTACTACGCTTACAGCACCCAGACAACTGGAAATAAGAATACAGAAGATCCGTGGTTTAAGTTTGCGAATGGATTCAAAGTAACTTACGATTATGGAAAGCTAGCGTGTAACGGATGTACTGGAAATGCGTTTGGCGGTGTGAACTCTAAAGTCGGCGGACCTTGAGAGTTTTCTTGAGTGATTTCCTGACTTTTTGGCGCTGGGTAGCTGTTAAGTCTGTTGGTCTATAACTAAAAAACAGTTCCAGGAATTCACGAGATTCTCGGTTGTCCATCAATGTCTTGAACTTTTCAGACTTGTCAGACATCATCGTCACGAGATCTTTCTGGGTTCCAATACACGTTAGCGGAGTTAGCAGTTTATACTTCCGGTTCGTTCCGTTCGCCAAATTTACCAGATGTTCGGCAGTACACAAAAATCGCTGCTCCGATTGAGACCCTAGGAACTCTTTGGGCGCATACAGCGTTGCCAAAAAGAACTGGAGAAGGGTAGGAATACTGGCTACCATAAGTCCCGAAGGCGTTTCGTGATAACTGTGGCAAGCATCGGTTTCGTAAATACGCACAAGCACGTTCTTCTTATCACCTATAATGTCTGTACGTGGCGGCATCAACTCTTCGTACGCCGGAAACTCGCGAGATTTCACACTCTCGAATTTCTCGAACGCTTGGAGTATTTTCGCAGATATATCTTTACGCTTTTCGGGCGTCGCAAGTAAATCGAGTGGCAACATCCATTTCTTTGGCGTCTTATCCTGAAGCATTGATGCATTGAATCCCAGGAGCACAACGTTCTCGGCTCCCATGATTCGACGAATGTCGGAACGCACCGACTCGTCTAAATATTCATCGCTCGTCTTTTCCGACTTTGCGGGACATGTAATTGGGTAATTCCTGTTCAATCGCTGCAGGCGATCGTACACTTTCTTCCATCGAGAAACATCGCCTTTTGGTCGCGATAGTTCCAAGTACATTGACATCCGCAAAAAATTAGGAGGAACGTAATGGATCTTATTTTTTACAATACTTTCAGACCATAATTTCTGGAACATTTCGTGGTCCATATGCGACACATCCGCCACCGGAATATAGTCTACAAACACTTTGAACGTTCCCAAATGTATCCCCGGCTTCACTTCTACACTACCGAATCCTAAGTTCGCCAATCGATCGGCCAGTTTCGCAGAATGAACTTGAGGTGTAGCTGAAAAGAAGTCGTAGTCTGGAATCTCCGTAGAGAAGTCATAGAACTGGTCCTGTTTCGGCAGAAGGTTATTAATCGCCGTTCCGCCATAACACATGACTGGATGCGTTTCAATAAACTCCTGGACCACCTTTATCATTTTTTTCACTTCGGGGTTTCTCGCCATCTCTTTATCGATTTTGTCTTGCGCAACCTGCGCCAAAGCCGCAATCTGTTCCACTTCCATTACTTCTTTCTACTTAAAAAACGGATGGTAATTGCGCCGGTTTTATTTTAGGAACTCAAACAAATGACGAAGCGAGCGTCTAAAGAGTCTGCTCGGGACAGAGTAGGGTCTTCCGATATGGTAGACCCTCCTCCACCTAAACGTAAGAAGCTCGACGGCGATACGTTGTGGATTAAGGATGACACGTTAGAGTCAGATTCGTCGGAAGAAGCAAAGCCCAGCGTCACTATACCGACTACGTCGGGAAGCGACGAGGATTACGAAGAAGAAGACGAGCAGGAAGACGAGGAGGATAAGCCTCCGTCAGATTTCATCGATTACATCATGAACAAATACGCTTCGAAGGTTGGCCCTATCACACGCGCAGGGGGGAAGAAGTCTCCCACTGACAAACTTCCTATGCAGTTATCCAAGGTAGAATTGGAATATTTTAAGAATCAATCAGCTGAACGCCAAACCTCGCTTCGCGATCTAATGAAGAAGATGACTGACATGAGTTTGGTCGAAGGAAGCGTTCCGGCTAAATTCCGTGTCCTTGAACTTCCAGTGTCAGACTACATTAAGTCCAACGTCATCAAGAAAATCACGGCTGTTGAAGAGATGGGGCCCGATTCCGGCGAAGCGTACAAACTGCGTAACTGGATCGACGCGTTCCTAAAAGTCCCGTTCGGTAAAATCGTTCCTCTGCCTGTAACGTTGGACCATGGTCCTCTAATGTGCAATGCATTCATGACCGAAGCCCGCCGAACAATGGATAAACATATTTACGGAATGGTTCCTGCCAAGACCCAAATCCTCCAAATTCTAGCCCAGCTCATTGTCAATCCACAGTCAGTAGGGAATGTGATTGCCCTCCAGGGTTCTATGGGTGTAGGAAAGACCAGTCTGGCCCGCAATGCGATCGCCGACGTCATGAAACGTCCGTTCGAGTTCTTCTCTTTGGGCGGTGCATCTGATGTTGCAGGGTTTGTAGGTCATTCATACACGTACGAAGGATCGATGTGGGGACGCATTGCCGATTCTTTGATGCACGCTGGAGCTATGAATCCCGTAATGTATTTTGATGAGCTGGATAAAGTGTCCACCACCCCACACGGCGAGGAAATTGTGAACATGATGATTCATTTAACTGACCGATCCCAGAACTCCCAGTTCCATGATCGGTACTTTTCCGGAGTAGATTTTGACCTGTCCCAATGTCTGTTCGTGTTCTCGTTCAACGACATTGAAAAGGTTCATCCGATTCTGCGCGACCGCATGACCGTCATTCATTGCGGAGGGTATACTGAAAATGACAAAAAAGTTATCCTGAAAGACTATATCTGGCCACAGTTACTCGACCGTTTGAAATTTAAGCCTGAAGAAATTGAGCTCACTGATGCTGCCATCAAGCATATTATCACCGAATACTCTGCTGAAGAAAAAGGTGTGCGTACTCTCATACGTACTGTTGAGAGCATGATGACACGACTCAATATGTTGCGTGTAATGATCGGCGATGAAACTGTTAAATCGTACAATTTCTATGTCGAGTATACGTCACCATTCACTTTGACTGAATCGGTGGTGAGGAAACTGCTGACTGATTTGACGAAGAAGGATCCTGAACACTGGCGGGTGATGTACAACTAGACATCAAAACAAAGCTCCAGTTACAGGTGTCGCAAGTGTACACGGATTTTGTATACGTCTCCAACCAGCTAAATTCGATCGTAAAGTAACTGTTTGCACAATGGGGACACTCTCGTGACTTTTTAAACTTTTTGACTAGTTCCTCCATTTGACCGCCTGATTCTTGGTGCAAGAAAATACATTTTTAAGATCACATGTTCTGCGTTATTGAAATTTTGTTAAAAAATTGGAATAACAAAATGACCACTCCTGTATTGTCTGGTACCTCTAAATGGTATGATACATTTACACTTTTTTTAAATTCCGATATCAGCCCCCCGCGGCAGTATCCGATCGTATTGGGCAATTATTGGGATTTAAGTCAGCCGTTTATTTTCTATAATACAGAACAGCTATCTCGTGCACCTGCACGAGACATATTCATACCTGTATCACAAAATCCAAACTGTAAAGAAGTTTGGGATTATAGCAAGGCGAATGTTGATATATGGAAGAAGTTCGGTATAAATGCCATACACGTACCACCCATTGTTCCTGAACATTTTTTGGAAAAACTGAAAGAATATAGAAAGGCTGGACAGATGTATGATGTTGGATTTTCAGGACATACAAACGAAAGGCGATTATACATCAAGGAACGTTTGGATCAATTGGGTTATAATACCCATTTTTTATATGAAAAATTTGGGGAAGAGAGAGATATTGAATTGGCAAAGTGTAAAATATTATTAAATATTCATGCGGCCGATGATTATCAGATTTTTGAAAGTTTACGGTGTGAACCTTGGCTGGCAATTGGTGTGCCTATTATAAGCGAACACAGTCTTGACAATGATCCTCGGTGTATAAATGTTTCATACGACGAAATTGTTGATGCAGTTGTCAAACATCTTCCCCGTGATTAAACGACCCACCAATGCGCAACCAAGATTGCACCTACTAGTCCCAATCCAGTTAAAAATGCATACTTGCGTACCCGAGCAGCCCGATGCTGAAGCACCGCTTCCTCATTCACAGCATTCGCTAGTGCAACCTCGGCATCCATCCACGCCTGAAATGCCTCATTGTGCTCTTCATACAGACGATCGCGCTCCTCGGTTAGTTCTTCGATAGTTGACATTATTTAGGTTAGAGTTGTTACGTTTAAGCCCGTAGAGGTTCTAGCCAGTTTTCCCACTCACCTTCCGGCACTGCGTTCTCACGCAAGATCGCCGCTCCCCGTGCTTCTCTCTCTACTTGATTTTCAATCTCCATCAGTTTCGGGAACTCGCGTCCCAGAATTTCACTGACCGACTCTTTCTGTCCAATGCCCTCCATGTACCCTTGGAGAACATTGCATATTCTGCTCAAATTGCCTTGGGCACACATCCCGATATTATCACGCAATTCCGCCGCCAGAATCTTCTTCAAATCTACTTTGTCAGGCGACTTGCTAATGAACTGCCATACTCCATCCACCACCTTGCCGAAAATACCAGGCTCCAGATCGTAGATTGTCGCGTCCGAGCAGTACATTGACGCAAACTGCCATGCGGATTTCGGCGATAAATGGCAGAACATAACAATCGTCTTGTACGTCATCGACAACTTCTTTGACTGCCACTTGAAGATTTCGGGGACCGGAATCTTCAGGATTTCCTGCACATTCTTCTTGGTTTGTTCGACTACTAGCTGGGTATGTACATTCTGATTATCGTTTGCGATCCGTGCGAGAACATTTGGGTTCGGTATAGCCATCGCTCGGGCGCCTAGACGTTGGGCTGCTGGACCTGCAACCGCTTCGCCACCCCATCCACGAATTTGATCACCATTATCGACATCCTGGATTGCCCGTGCCATAAACTCGTCCAATGCCATACTAGCATGTGCTATGAGCGCTTCAAGTCTGACTACGATGACTGGCGTAATATGGGGAATCGTAAGCATATTGCGGGCACGAGTGCGTGCTATCTCGATTCGACCAATGAAGTGGTTACGGTGCTCAATGTGCGCCCACTGCCTCATTATCCACACTCTAGATTGAGCCACGACAAGACCCATCTCCCTAATCTCGCGACCCAAATTTGCAGACTGATCAGGATCTCGGCCCCCGTTTGCTGCAATTTCAGCTGCTTGACGATCACGTAGTTCCTGGAGTTCATTACGGTGCCGTACGGTCATATGCGCTTCGGCAATCGTCTGTTCGTTTGTGATCGCTCGTATCGCACGCTGATCATTTCCAGCTTGTACGCGCCGAGTACTAAACTCTTCAATTTGAGATCTCACTTCAAACTTCTGCTTGATCGTCAACTGTTCGTTCGCAAACCGGTGTGGACCAGTGTCCTCACGCTTGGTTTCGTGCAAACCGCAATACGTCGAGTTCGCCCTGTGAGCTTTAGAGCATTGAGTTCCTTTTATGGTGTACACTTGACATTTGAGAGGATCCATGTTCCGTAGATTCTGGTGGGAATTTATTTCCGTTGAAAAATTTACGTTTTTACAGCATGCCCATGTAGTAACTCATGACATAAAAGTACAGAGGTGCTGCCATCAGAAAGGGTAGAGGTATAATATCAGTGAATGTATAGATTACACACGTAGTCGTAAAGTAAATCATGAAACATACCAGTAAGAATGCGTATATCGTTTGGTTCCACATTTCTCTTTGACAATGATGTACAGACCATCAAAGAAAAAATATCCGTTTTAGTAAGTTTTCACTTGAATGGTTATTTTTTGATTTCAGGCCGAAGCCCTAATCCCGCCATGACGAATCGCTACATGGATAACCCATGCGAATAAATATACAATCACGATTGTCAGGGCTACAATAAGAACAATAATTTCGGTTCCCATTTTAACTGTTGATATCCCATTTCTAGGAGTCAATGAATCCGTTTTCGTTTTCATGCAAAAACGTTCGCATACAGCGATGCCCTGTCGACATCCGCAACAGGAAATCATCAACTTGGATGAGAACGAGAAACCCCGTCATGAGGGGTTTTTTAACGTAAAGTAGATCTTATTTCGGTGTTGATCTAAACACCATTATACTAGATAAAATCCTTTGCCACTGCTGGCTCTCCCCGAGGATTTCATCAAGACCGGGGGGTTTCATGGGGAAGAGTCTAGAATGTCCCCACGTTACACTCTTTCGTGAGATTGTATTCTTAAAATCCGTTTTCAATGAAAAAGAGTTTTTGTTTGTCTTGAAATGTGCTCTTTTGTGTGTTGTTCTCGTTCGGTCAATCAGGATAGTAATCCATCCTCAACTCGTCGAGATACGCCCGGCGCTCCTCATCTGCGTCATCATCATCGTCCAGCTCGTTCAGCCACACATCCTGCTCGTCATCGGGCACATTGTGCGTGCGCATGATTTGCAGTGCCTTCTCACGCCGGACCTTTCGGTCCTTAATGGCCATGAGCGGCGGCAGCAGGTCCCCGAGAATTTCGGCGACGGGCGGAGTGGGCATGTCCGTGACATACCCTTGCAGGACATTACACAGCCGGGTCAGGTTTCCCTGCGCACACATGCCGATGTTGTCCTCCAGCTCAAGCTTGAGCGTCTTGATGAGCACATCCTTGTCGGAGTGCGTCTTGATGTACTGCCAGACGCTGTCGAGCGTCTTGCCGTAGATGCCGGATACCATATCATAAATGGTCTCGTCCGACGTGTACTTCTCCATCAGCAGCTTTCCAGCCGCAATAGAGATCTTGCACTCGGCGATAATCTCGCCGGGCGTCTTGGCGACCGTCTCCATGTTCCAGCGGTACTCCGCGGGCACAGGGATCAGTATCACCTTCTGGATGGTCTTCTTCACCACCTCATTGACAGTCACCTCGCGGTGAATGTTCTGCCGATCTGCCGCAAACCCAATCAGGTCATCGCGCGGCTCTTCGTGCTCTTGTACGGGTCCCAGATCTTGGTTCCCTCGCAGATCCCAGCGTTCCTCGTAGCGTATACGCTGCAGCTCCTCGCGCCGTTGTTGGCGCTGCTGGAGCTTTCGGCGGTGAGCACGGTCAGCAGGCGTGTCAGGCATCATAAGAAGCTGGCGCTCCATGCGCCGCATCTCGTGCTTGTGCCGAACCTCCAGTACCTCAAGTTCCTCGCGGAGCGCATGGTCTTCTTCATTCTTCCATATGTTTGTCTGAAGTATGGCGATCTCATTCGCCTGCTTCTGAATCATCTCGGATTCCAGCACGTGCTTGATGCCCGTAGACACCATGCCGTTGTAGTGCAGCTTGCACCGTCCTTCCTTGAACACAGCATGTATGCACGGTCCGGCCTTGTAATGGCGAACAGCAATGCACGACATTGTTGGTATGCGATAAGTAATCTTCAATCGCAAGTACGCTCAATATACTTGACAAAATGGATTTCGTTTTCCTTTCTTTGACTAGAATCAAGAATGCTGAATCGTAATCTTACAAATGATAAATGGTTGGATGGTAAAAACAGATTCATTGGTGATCGTATTTGTGTTGAGGAAAGCGTAATTAATGGTCATAAATGGTCCTTTTATGTCGAATATGTTGGGTGCACTCTCATGTGTGTCACATACGTCGACAACCATATTGCGGACATGTTTCCGTTGTCAAGATTGTACTTATAAAATCTGACAATGTAATAGACTCAAATGGGGTGTATATCCAGTAAAGAAGTTTCACGATCGGGTGTTGTGAAATTAGTGAGTATGCGAAATATGGATATTCCCAACGACCTGTATTGTTCACAACCAATTAAAACGAATATAAATGCAGGTAAAGCAACGATAATAAAGTTCAACGATGGGTTGTTCTAGCAGTAAGTTTGTGCCAAATTCCACAATCTCGTCATCGCCTATTGTCTTCGAATGCTTTGTTCCATCCTGCGATCTTCCTGCGACACAAAAACATTCCTTCTGTGTGAATCATGATCCTCGAAATAAATCAAGAGGCCTGAAGTAAAAACGAAATTGGATTTTCCGACATACATACCGTCAACAAAATGAACGACGTTTATCAGACTATGATCACACTTAATGGCAAGCAGCAGTGCGAGTTCTTCAATCTGACACTTGATGGTGTGATTGAAACCGTGCTTTACGAACTGTTGCAGCGCCACGCGGTCCATACAGATCCGTTGATGGAGATTACACAACAGCAAGTTGTGGATAAGGTTCTTGATGAGTACGGACAGCCGTCCACACACACCAGGATCAATTTCATTCGCAAGAATTGTGGGTATATGGCCGTAGAAACATGGCTGCGATATGTCGGGAACTAAATGAAAACGAATTTAATTTGGGTGAATAACCCATTTTTCATATAGATACGTTTAAGATGGGTGACTATGATCGCGAAGAAGCAAAAGCCAAGGCTATGAAGCTGATTCCGTGTGAAGAAGAGTTTCGGCGCATGCTGGACCTTTCGCCCAG